CCCCAATCGGATCGTGCTACTGAACGCCCGATCCAGCCAATCGCCACGTGGAAAGGCGAGAAGAATAGGCACGACTAGCAGTGTCCTTCAAACCACAAACAATCGACCGGCGGCTCTTAGCCGCCCGAAGATCTCAGGTCACCTCTCGGAGAGAAAATCACGAATGCCAGTACTGACATCAGTGTTCTCACTCTTCACTGAAGCAACTCTACTACTGTCCCGAGGGCCAGTAAGTGGAACTGAGATTGACGGGTTACCGCGCAATGCGGCTGCCATCAAGAACTGTCGATTAACAGCAACGGAGCGCTCGCGCCTCAAATACGTCCGAACCAATTGGTTGGCCATATCCGAAGCACTCTCCCTAGTGTATGGGAGAACCACGCAAGGAACAAATTGGTCGCCTAGAAACCGACACATCGTAATGAAGATGTACCGGTTGGTTCGTGCCCTTATCTTCAGGGGCCTACATGAGGCAAAGGAGTTTGCGTTCCAAGCCCGCCTTAAAATGGCGGGTGGACAGCAAACACACCTAAAGAACAGGGGGAAAACCAGCTTCCACTTGTTCCTAGCGAGCACACTAGGTAGAGGACTCATCCTTCCAAAGCCTACCGCTAAGGCGTTGCAAGAAGAGTGCGTGAGCGCTCGCCGAAGACTCGAAGAGTCTTCACCCCTCCCCCCGGACACAATTCTGGCTGAATTGCGTCACTTCATCTACATTCTCTTCCACAAGAAGTCAGGTATGTCTCGTAGGTCCGATAAGAAACCTATCCCACTACCTAGCGGAACTTCCTGCTTGGAGCAAAGCAGACGAAATGGGGGCTCAGCAGCCGTATACTCGCTTAGGAGATACACGCCTGATGAACGCGAAGAGGAGGCGAAGAAACGAGTCGTAGCAAAATTGATCGAAGCGGGGCGAACGATCTACAGGACCGGTCACACTTGGTGGAATATCGAACTGGAAGAAGAGCTCATTAGGGCCAATGACCCTTCACTATTTCTTTCAGCCGATCCCAACTACAAGCAGGACCAGGAAGCACTGAAGATCCTAGAGCGGAATCTCATAAAGAGAGCGCTATTCACCACACCACGATTCCGCACAGAGGCCGAGACTTTCCGTCACGCGATGTCGATTGCTAAAGAGCATCGAAAGGCAAAATTGTTGCCAATCATCGGACATGACGGTAAGATCCGCATCGCATCAATACATTCTGCACCAGTCGTCTGGGCCGCAAGAGCCATGACGAGTTTCCTAATGCCCCTATTAAAGGACATAAGTATAACTCGTGACATCTTGCGCGACCGGGAGATCACATTGACGGGTTACGGACAAGAACCAAAGATTCTTTACTCGGCAGATCTCTCTAAAGCCACAGATCCGATCAGTGTGGAGCTTTCCCGCTACGTCCTGAATGAAACGACCAAATTGATCGAACCACCAGAATGGTGGGAAGATGCCTTAGACGGCACCATCAACTCGCACATCATGTCCTGTCCCGACGGAAGCCAGTTCACATCAGTCTGCGGCGCCCTCATGGGTCTAGGACCCGGTTGGTTCGTCTTATGCATCCTTAATGCGTTCTGCGCTTGGCGCGCGGGAGCAGGACGTAAGTCACTCGCAATTTGCGGAGATGACCTGATCGGCTTGTGGACGAGAGAACAGGCGGATCGCTACGAGGCAAATCTGGAGCTACTAGGACTCAAGGCGAACACGTCAAAATCGTTCCGGAGTGAACATTCTGGCGTGTTTTGCGAACGATATGTCCGCAAATTGAGTCCCGACGTAGCCAGGTCCCAGAAGTGCCTGCGACTCGGCGAAGCCGTTGCTGCTAAGGCCAGAGCCGGTGGAGGAGCTTTAGGTGTGATCGACACGCTCAAGTTCTCAACTAAAGGAGAGAAACTTCGTCGCGTCGCACAAATTGCCGCAGATAAGCTAGGTTTGAGAAACACTCAAATACCTGGCCCACTAGCCGAAGGCGGAAGCGGCTTCGGACGAGTTGACATGTCAACCGTCCTCAGCTACTTCCTCTTCGGTCCAGTGAGCCTCACCGTCGATACCTCTAAGAAGGAAACTAAGATGAAGCAGATCCGCAGCGAGCTCCGACACACGCCACTAGGAGGGAAGGGCGAGACAGTCGCGATAAGCGACGTACTCGTCGAGGCGAAGACCAATGAGAGGTTCGATTGCTTACGTCGAACATCAAAGGCTCCTCCGCCCCCGCAGAACCGGAAGATGCGGGATGTCCAAAAGGACTTACGCAAACGCGAAAGTACCATTAAGGACCTCTTCCGGACCGCGAAGGGCCGACCCCTCAAGGCGTTGGCTCTAGCACTCGATAAGAGACACTATGTGCTGAGTCGTCCACGACTCTTATGTAGCGTACGACGTTTCATTCGCCTCAAGCGTTTCGACTTGGCCCTATGGGCTTTGAAGAAATCTTGGGACGTCCACATCGACGTGACAACAGCACAAAGGCTCCTATCGGCAGTCCCGTCCTCCAAGAGGGTGATGGGGCTTAGGACGAACCTAAACCTACTCCCCCTTGGAGGGTGGAGTTCGAACACCGTAGCAAAATGATACGGG